GTGCACGCCATGACGGGCGGGCTGGTGCCGGTGGTAAGGGTCCAGCCCCATGACGGCGAACACCAGATGATGTCCACCATCCGGCACAACCGGGCGCGCGGGACGCACCGCGTGCTGAACATGGCGGAGATTATCCAGCAACTCGTGGATGAAGGGCGAAGCACTGAGGAAATCATGCAACGCCTTGGTATGGAGAAGGAAGAAGTGGTCAGGCTTGCACTGCGCGTGGGCATCCCGCAAAGCCGCCTGATCGAGAAATCGGAGTTCGACAAGGCATGGGTGCCCGAATAACAAAGGCAAAGCGCTTACGTCTCTGGTGGAAGCGCACGTGGCTGGGGTGGATACTGCGAAACTGCCTCGCCTACCCTGTCCTGCGAGCCACGCGCCGGATGGACCCCAACGACCCAGCAACCCATCACTACTTTTATTGAGGATAGGACCATGAACGAACAAAGCCCCATTGCAATGGTAGAGCCGCTTGCCCACGGGCTTATGGCCGACTTCCAAGACACCACCCACCCTTCCACCGTATATGGCATGACCAAGGGGACGCTGCTGATCGACAAGAGCCATATCGGTGACCACGACAGCGCCTATGGCGTCTGCTACGATGGCAAGCTGGAAGTGAACACGGGTGAACGCAAGTTCACAGTCGGACCCGGAGAGTATTTCTCCATCCCGTTCGTCAAGAGCTGTCTGATCGAAGGTGTATCCACCAACGGCAAGGGCGAGGCCAAGGGCCTGATAGTGGTGCGTCTGGGCTACAAATGTCTGTTCAATGTGGGCGGACCCACGGAGCCTTTCGGGCGTCTGAAATACATTGATGGGTGCAGCGACACGCTGTTGATCGGACCCCCGCTCAAAGGCGACCCATGCCTGAACTACCTGCGCTTCCCCAAGGGCATCAATCAGACGGCACACACCCACCCCACGATCCGGGCCGGGGTGATCTTGGCGGGCAAGGGTATCTGCAAGACGGCGCACGGGGATAAAGACCTTGTGCCGGGTAGCGCGTTCATCCTATACCCGGACGCTATCCACGCATTCAGCACCGAGGGGACCGAGGGCATGTCCTTGTCCGTGTTCCACCCGGATACAGACACAGGACCTTCACATGAGGACCACCCAATGCTGAACCGCACAATAGTGGACGGGGTTTCGGCGGCGCAACTGGACGACATCCGCACCAAAGACCTTGAAACCTGAATACTGAAACTCAGGGGGCCGCGTGCCCCCCAAACCCGTGAGGCTAAGATGGCTGTCACAATCAATGGAGGGCAGAAGCCCCCCAACCGTAGCACCAAGAACCCGCACCATACGGAAATGAACCCCGCCAAGTTCGAGGTTTATGGCCGCTTGAACTTGGGCACGGGCGACATCGCACAGCTTGAGGGCTGCACCCGCGCGGCGGTCGGGCAATATATGCGGCAACCCCACCTTCGCACGGCCTATGACAAGGGGCGCTCAGAGTGCCTTGTCGCAATCCGACAGAAGCAAGTGGCCATGGCGCTGGCGGGCGACACCAAGATGCTGATCTATGCGGGATACCACTTCGCCAAGCAACGCGAGAACGACCCCTCTGGCATCGTGGACACCTACGAGCCGGGCCAACACTCCTTCGACGGCAAGTTCCGAAGCCGCCTTGAGCAACTGAAAGACACCTTCGCTGGCGATGCGGAGGACGCGGAAGAAGCGTGAGTGCGGAGTTGGATCAACACCTTGCCGAACTAGAGGACATACTGCTCGAAAAGTATGAGAAGCCCGAGGTCATAGAGGCAGGCCAAGACGTGGCGGACCCCCGCCGCCGGGGGCAGTTCTACATCGCGGTGATTGAGGACTTGGAGGCGCGGCAAGCCGCCATGCAGAAATACCGGGAACCCCCGGTCAGCCCCGAAGTTTTCTTCACGGACCCCTACTTCATGGGCGACACCGTGAAGCTGTGGCCCAAGCTGAAAATCGAAATCATCAAGGCTTGCTCCGGCAACTATGTGGAAGCGGTGCTGACCGGGGCCATCGGCACGGGCAAGACTACCGCCGCCCTCTGCATCATGGCCTATTATCTCTACCTAGTGATGAACTTGCGTTCACCGCACGACGAGTTCGATTTGGACCAGAACTCAGAGATTGCATTCGTGATGCAGTCGGTTACCGGCGGCACGGCCTACACCGTGGATTATATGCGCTTTCGGAGGATGCTTGAGAACTCGCCATGGTTCCAGATCAACGCCCCGCACGACGCCGAGAAGAAGGCCACCATCCAGTTCAAGAACAGCACCGTGTTCGTGCAACCCCTGCCCGGCACCGAGACCGCCGCCATCGGTGAGAACGTGTTCGGGGGCCTGATTGACGAGGTGAACCACATGAAGGTGGTCCAGCAATCGGCCAAGCGTCAGAGGGGTGAGGCCCACGACCAGATGCTGGAAAACTACCGGGCCATCAGCCGCCGCCGGGAGAGCCGCTTCCAGCGTATCGGCAAGGTGCCGGGGATGCTGTGCCTCGTCGGCTCTGCCAACTATGCCGGGCAGTTCACCGACCGCAAGACCAAGGAACGCGACCGCCAGCTTGAGCGCGACGGGGACACCACGATCTATGTCTACGACAAGCGCCCGTGGGAGGTTCAGCCTGACGACCGCTTTTCCCCTGAACGCTTCCGGGTGTTCCTTGGCGACGGCACCCGCCGCCCTCGCGTCATGCCTGACCACGAGAAGGTCCACCCCGGAGACGCCCCGTTCATCATGGAAGTGCCGGTGGACTATCGGAACGCCTTTGACAGCGACCTGCCCGGCGCGGTGAAGGACATCGCTGGCGTGGCCCTGCACGGGTTCTCGAACTTCATCCCCAACTTCGCCGCCATCAAGGCCGCGTTCGGCAAGCGTCAGAACATTTTCAATCCAGACTGGTGCGACTTCGCCACCCAAGGGGCGCGCATCATCAAGCACGGCATCACGGACCCGGACGTGGACCGCTACCTGCACGTGGACCTCGCCCTGTCCATGGACAACGCGGCGGTCACCATGGCGCACTGCCCCGGCTTCAAGGTCATAGACCGGGGCGGCGGGATGAAGGACACCCTGCCCCGCATCCGCGTGGACGGGATGCTCAGTATCCGGCCCACCGGAGGAAGCCAAATCCCGATCCACAAGATCAAGAAGCTGGTGTTCGTCCTGCGAGACATGGGCTACAAAATCAAATGGGTGTCCTTGGACGGCTTTCAATCCGCCGACTTCATTCAGACCATGCGCCGGAGCCAGATCACGTCTGGCATCCTGTCACTGGACCGCACGCCTGAACCCTACATGCTCACCAAGCAACTGATCCTTGACGGGCTGGTGGAGGGGCCGGATAGCGAACTGGCGTGCACCGAATTGAAAGACCTCGTTTGGATTTCACAGAAGCAAAAGGTGGATCACCCGACCGAGAGTTCCAAGGACTTGGCCGACACAATAGCGGGGTGCTGCTACGGGCTGGCGACCAAGCGCGCGGTCTGGGTCAAGTGGGGGGTGGACCCTCGGCAATCCAGCTTGATGCTGAAACAGGGGAAAGACGAATGACACGGAAACTGGCGGTGGTCACCACCTTCTCAGCGGCGGGCTTCGATCAATACGCACACCGCATGATCGACACATGGCTCAAGCACTGGCCTTCGGACGTGACGCTGTTCGTCTACCCTGACCAGCCGGTGCCCCTACCCGAACGCCCCAACCTCCGCGTCATGGCAGGGGCGCAACCCCAGAAGGCCAAGTTCATCAAGCGATGGAAGGACAAGCCGGAGTGCACGGGCACGCCGGGGGGCAAGCCCTATGACTACCGCTTCGATGCCATCAAGTTCTGCCACAAGCCGTTCTGTCTCTGGGACTTCGCAACGCGCAACGACCATCTGCCCCAACCCTATGAGGGCGTGATCTGGCTCGACGCCGATACCATCACCCACCGCAAGGTGGATCAGCGCGCCCTTCTCGAAATCGCCCCGCCTCAGTTCGACATGCAGTCCCTCGGACGGTCCTACAAATACACCGAGTGCGGTTACCTATGGTTCTGTCTAAGGCCGGAGAGCAAGGGCCGCGCGGTGCTGGAAGAATGGGTCAGGCTCTACACCAGCGGGGACTTCCGAAAACAGCGAGAGTGGCACGACAGCTACCTGTTCGACATGGCGCGGCCCAAGGTGGCCGGGGGCCGGATGAACAACCTGACAGGGCACATCCCGCGCCGGTCCGGGGGAGGCCATCCGTTTGTCAACTGCTTCCTTGGGGAGTATATGGATCATCACAAGGGGCCGCGAAAGATCACCGGCAAGCCCCGCAAGAACGACCTTTTCGCTGACCACGCCGCCCCCTACTGGAAGGACCACCCCCATGCAAAAACCAAGTGAACTCGCCCCCATAGAAGGCCCCAAGCCCAAGCGTGCGCCGCGCTGGCGCGAACTGTCCGACGAGGAACAGTGGGATCAGATTTACAAGGGTCGGCAACAGAAAGAGGCTGTCCGGGTGAAGAACCCCGCTCAAGCCGCCGCGCTGGCTCTGCCCTCCTACTGCCTCCACATGGCGATTGACGACTGTCACCAGACCTTTCAGGCCACCATCCGGGGGGACGTGCACACCGCGATCCTGACCAGCATGGCCCGCGTCTCTGCCATGCTACCCGAGCGCAAGCGTGAGACCATGCTGAACCGTATGCACGCCGCCTATGGCAAGATCAAAAGCGCCGGGTTCTACCTGAACAACCGGGAGTTCCTGTATGTCAACGCCTGCGCTCTGGTGAAGCTGGTGGACGACTACCGCTTCCCCCCGGACGCGCCCGTGGTGCCCGCCGCCATCCTGCTCAAAGAGGACGCGGAGACGGATGAGGTCGGGGACTGGAACCTTGACGTGAAGCACGCCGTCCGCATGACCGGCCTGTGCTATGACCAATATCTGGCCACCGAACTGTATCGCTATCCCGAGAGCAAAATAGACGGTTGACAAACGGGGCGCGGGTTGGGAGTATCCCCAAGACCACAACCTTGGAGACCACCCCGATGCCTAGCTATTTTGCCAACACCGGCGCGAACGCTCAACCTGACAACGCCCTCCATGGCGGCAAAGGTGCTGGCCTTCTGGGCATGGCACAAGCGGGCCTCCCGGTGCCCGAGGCGCTGATCCTGACCACTGAGTGCTGGAAAACCTACCGTGAGACCAGCGTGCTTCCGGTGGCCGTGGATCAAGCAATCATGGCCCACCTTGACGCCTACCCGGACAGCATGTTCAGCGTGCGCTCCGGTGCCCCTATCTCCATGCCCGGCATGATGGACACCGTTCTGAACGTGGGCGTCACCCCCGAACTTGACGATATGTTCCCCGGCGCTACCCGGCGCTACGTCACGTCATGGCTGGGCATCGTGCACGGCGTCCCGAAGGACCGCACCGCCGAACTGTGCGATCTGGTGAACGCACGTTCACAAGGTCACTCCGGCAAGTTCCGCAAGCTGCTCACCGGCGTGGTTCAGGCCAGCGAACAGGTGGCCATTCCGCAGAGCCGCTTTGATCAGGTGGCCGCGTGTGTCAAGGCGGTGTTCGATAGCTGGGACACACCCCGCGCCGTGGCCTATCGCAAGATGCACAATATCGACGGAGACATGGGAACCGGATGCGTGATCCAGCGCATGGTCATGGGCACGGCGGGGGGCTTCTCCGGCTCCGGCGTCATGTTCAGCCGCGACCCGGCCACCGGCGAGGCCAAGATGCGCGGCGAGTTCGCGGTGCAGGCGCAAGGCGAGGAAGTGGTTTCCGGCGAAATCACCCCGGACCCGATCAGCGAACTGCCCCTGAACGTGCAAGACGAACTGGCGCAACTCTGCTCCAAGCTGGAAGGCACCTACGGCGATGTTCAGGACATCGAGTTCACCTACGAAAAGGGCGAACTATACGTGCTGCAAACCCGCACGGCGAAGATGAGCGCCCGCGCCCGCATCGTCACGGCCTGCGCTCTTGCCAAGGAACTGCATCAGGGATTGCCGGTGTCTCAACTGGCCTACCTGAAAGAGCGCGTGACGCGGGGCATGATCGCCAAGTGTCAGGTGCCGGTGGTTCACACTGAGCAGGCCCCGATCAGCACCGGGCTGGCGGCATCGCCCGGCGCGGTATCCGGCAAGGTGGTGTTCCGGGCCACCCCGCTCCACAAGGTGGACAAGGACTGCATTCTGGTGGAGCAGGGTGG